ACTACAGGTTGGAAAGACTTAATAGAAGATGTAGAAAAGTTACAGTTACAATATAATAAAGTTGAAACTATATCTGATTCTGAAACACTTCATAAAAGAAAAGGACAATTAGATATTATTAATTGGATACTGACTTTAAAACAAGTCTCAGAAGAAACCTATAAAGAGTTACAAAATGAAGATACTATATGATTTTGAGTGTAAAAACTGTGGAGTATTTGAAGCCATGGTTGAATACACTAAAGAGATAGACTGTCCTACGTGTGATAGGAAGGCTTATAAACTTATAAGCACTCCAACAATCAAACTAGAAGGATGGTCTGGAGATTTCCCCAAGGCTCATTTAGCTTGGGAGAAAAAACATTGGCAAGATGTACGCCAAAAAGAAAAGAAGGCAAGTAAGGGTTAGTCTCCTTAGTTGTCTCCCTATAATGCTAATAGCACAGGAGATATAATATGGCTGATATAATAGATGACGTAGAAGAAGAATTAGAAATCCCAGCACCAGATAGAGCAGTAGATGAAGATGCAGTTGAAACAACTCTTGAAAAAGAACTTAAACCTGTTAAAGAATCTGTTGTAAAACAAGAAAGTGTTGAGGAGGAATTACCTGAAAAGTATAAAGGTAAATCTGCTAAAGAGATTGCTGCTATGCACCAGGCAGCTGAAAAGTTAATTGGTAAGCAAGGTTCTGAAGTAGGTGAACTAAGGAGAGTCGTAGACGATTTCATTAAAACACAAACTTCGAAAGAAGAAGCAAAGACTACAGAAACAACACCAGAAGAGTTTTATGATGATCCTTCTAAACATGTAAAAAAGGAAATTGACAGTCATCCAGCAATTAAAGAGGCTCAAGAAGCTGCTTTGCAAATGAAGCGTACTGCAACATTAACAAGGTTAAATTCTGAGTATCCTAATTTGGAAGAGATAGTACAAAATCCTGCATTTGCAGAATGGATAAATTCTTCTAAAGTTCGCTCCGAATTATACAACAGAGCTGAAGTACATTTTGATTATGATTCTGCTAAAGAATTATTAAGTAACTGGACTGATAAACAAGAACGAGTTGCTAAAGTTGCAGAAACTAATAAGATTGATAAAGAGAATCAATTAAAAGCAGCAAATGTTGGTAGTAAAGGAAGTAACGAACCTGTTTCTAAAAAGAAGTATCGTAGAAGCGATATTATTAAACTTATGCAAACCGATCCTGATAAATATGATGCCTTATCAAATGAGATAATGGACGCATATAGAGAGGGACGTGTTATTTAAATTAATATTTTAGAGAGGTAATTAAAATGGCTTATCCAACCCCTGCAGTCACTACGACTACAGCAGCTACGTTTATACCTGAGATTTGGTCCGATGAAGTGATCGCATCTTACAAAAAAAACTTAGTGGCAGCAAATTTGTTTAAAAAAATGTCTTTTACAGGCAAAAAAGGTGATGTAATTCACATTCCTAAACCTACTAGAGGTTCTGCTTCAGTTAAAGCAGCATCAACAGCAGTAACGTTGATTGCAGCTACAGAAACAGAAGTTCAAGTAGCAATTGATAAACACTATGAATACTCACGTTTTATTGAGGATATCGTAGAAGTACAAGCACTATCATCAATGCGTAGATTCTATACAGATGACGCAGGTTATGCTTTAGCTAAACAAGTTGATACAGACTTAGTTCAGTTAGGTAGAACATTTAATGGTGGTGATGCTGGTGCAGATTATGATGAAGCATTTGTTGGTGCCGATGGTACTACCAAATATGTAGCCGGTTCTAACAATGAATCAGCTCTTTCAGATGCAGCTATCCGTAGAACTATCCAACGTTTAGATGATAATGATGTTCCTACTGAAGGTCGATTCTTTTTGATTCCTCCATCAGCTAGAAATACATTAATGGGTCTAGATCGTTATACAGCTATGGACTTTGTAGGTGAAAGTGGTAATGCTAACACAATTAGAAATGGACAAATTGGTAACCTTTATGGTATGCCTGTTTATGTTTCTTCTAATGCTGATACAACTTCTGGTACTGGTAATGCTCGTGTATGTCTAATGGGACATCAAGACGCAGCTGTTTTAGTAGAACAGATGGGTGTTAGATCACAAACACAATACAAACAAGATCATTTAAGTACTCTTTACACTTCAGATACAATTTATGGTGTTAAAGAATTACGTGATGACTCTGCGTTTGCTTTAGCAGTGCCTGCATAATAGCAGTTAGATAGCCCCCTTCGGGGGGTCTATCTTTATTAATTTATAGGAAACAATTATGGCGATATATAGAGGAGTAGGTGGTGCCGGAGATGCAACAGTTGATGCAAGTAGTGCCTCGACTCTTGCCACAACAAAAGCTGCAGAAGCAGCTACTAGTGCAGCAAATGCAGCAATAAGTGCTACAGCCGCAGCAACTAGTGCAACAACAGCGGAAGGATATGTAGACACCTTTGACGATAAATACTTAGGCTCAAAAACATCAGCACCCACAGTAGATAATGATGGGGACGCTTTAACAGATGGAGCACTTTATTTTAATACAACAAGTAACATAATGTTTGTATATGATTTAGGAACAGCAGCATGGTTACAACTTACTTTAACTAGTTCTAATCAAACAAATGTAAATACTGTAGCAACAAATATCTCTAATGTAAATTCTGTTGCTGGAAATAGTACAAATATTAATTCCGTAGCAGGTAATAGTACAAATATTAATGCAGTAGCAGGAGACGCTACAGATATAGGGACTGTAGCAGGAAGTATTGCAAATGTTAATTCTGTTGCAGGTAATGCAACTAATATAAACTCTGTAGCAGGAAACTCTACTAATATTAATACTGTAGCTGCTGATGAAACAGACATAGGAACAGTATCAACAAATATTGCTAATGTTAATACAGTAGCAACTAATGTTACTTCAGTAAATAGTTTTGCATTAACTTATTTAGGAGCACACTCGTCTGCTCCAACAACTTCTAATGTAGGGGCTTTATATTATAATACAACAAGTAATAATTTATTTGTTTGGAGTGGTTCTGCTTGGGATGAAGCAGCTTTTTCAGTTACAGGAGCAGTAACCGCCTTTAATAGTAGAACAGGAGCAGTTACTCTTTCTAGTGGAGACGTAACAACAGCTCTAGGATTTACACCTGGAGCAGCTTTAGGGTTTACTCCAGTTACTAATGCTAGATCAATAACTATAAATGGTGTTGCACAAGATTTAACTGCTGATAGAACTTATACTATTACAGCTAATGGTTTGTTACCTTCTCAAACAGGTAATTCAGGTAAAGTGTTAAGTACTGATGGATCTAATTTATCTTGGATAGCAGACTCAGAAGGGGTTGCTTCTTTTAATAGTAGAACAGGTGCTGTCACATTATCAAGTGCAGATGTTACAACAGCTTTATCTACAGGTGCTATAGCTACTGCAAAAATAGCTGATGATGCTATTACTGCAGATAAACTAGCTAATTCAATTAATACAGAAATTACTGCTAATACAGCTAAAGTAACTAATGCTACTCATACAGGAGATGTTACTGGTGCTACAGCACTTACTATAGCAGATAATGCTGTGACTACGGCTAAAATTAATAATGATGCAGTTACTACTGATAAAATTAATTTAGTATCTGCTGGAACAACACCTAGTTTAGAAGCTAAGGGTACATCAGGAGATACTGCAGGATTTATTCAATTAAATTGTGAAGAAAACTCTCATGGTATTAAATTAAAAGGACCTCCTCATAGTGCAGGAGCTAGTTATACATTAACTTTTCCTGATAATGATGGAAGTGCTAATGAATTTTTACAAACAAATGGTTCTGGAGGAATGACCTGGGCAGTAGCTGCTACATTAGGAGCTCAAGCTTTTTCAGGTGTTCAGACATTTACCAATATTACTGAAACACAAACAACTAAGTCAGCAAGTTTTACACCTAATCTATCAACAGAAGGAACTGTATTTTCTTGTTCAGGTGCAATGACAATTACTATGCCAACAGCAGCAGCAGGTAAATCATTTACAATTGTGCATTCTTCAGGAAGTTCAATTACATGGGCAGGTACTATTAAATGGAATGGAGGTTCTGCACCATCAGCAGCAGCTGCAATAGAAATATATGTGTTTTATTCTGATGGTACTAACTGGTATGGAATGCAGTCTGGCACTGGATTTGCTTAATGTTTACTAGATCAAGAATGATGCAAGCTGCAGGCAATGCAGGTGGAGCTGTCGAGATTGCTTTAACTATAAGTGCTGACACACAAAACTATAATATTTGGGATAATCGAGGTAGCGAATATGTAGCAGGTAGTAGTATTTTAACTCTTACTATTAACTCTGGAATCTATGTAGGTTCATCTAGCACAGGTGGGATAGCATTAACTATTCCAAGTGACTTCGATGCAGGCGATGAAATATTTATTATTAATAATGGATTTATTGTAGGTGCAGGCGGAAACGGTGGAACTGGTTCTGCTTTTGCTTATTCTGGTGCTGTAGGTCAACCGGGTGGAGCTGGCGGAACTGCTATTTCTGCATCAAGAGCTGTTACTATAACTAATAACGGTACTGTAGGTGGCGGTGGAGGTGGCGGTGGTGGTTCTACTGGAGACACCTATTGTGCTCAAGCATTTTATGGTTGTTTGCAATATCGTCAATCTAGAGGAGCTGGCGGAGGTGGTGGTGCAGGTTATAACGCAGGTGGCGGAGGCGGTACATCTGGACAAGCAGGAGGTAATACAGGTCAAGCAGGTTCAGGAGGCTCTAGAACAGCAGGAGGCGGAGGAGGCTCTGGTGGTAATGGTGGCGGATCAGGAGGCGGACTAGGTGCTTCAGGTGGTACAGGAGGAACTGGAGATGCTGCAGGTGGAGCAGGAGGTGCAGGAGGTAATTATGCAACTGGAAACTCTAATATTACTTGGGCAACAGCAGGTACACGTCTAGGTGGCGTATCATAATATTAATTTAAGGAAAAATTATGGCAACAATATATACAAAGGTACATGAATACAATAAAGAGACTCAGGCTGTTGTAGCTAGTTTTGCTTCGAATATGACTAAATCACAAAATCCTGATGACCATGAAAAATTAAACTATAACGTAGCAAGTCTTGTAGAAGAAGGTGCTAGTTTACAAGATTTAAAAGATGCTTTGGCATTAGCGGGATTAGGTTGGTGCGAAATACATTGCAAAAAAGAAATGCTTGATGACAAACCTGAAAAGCAAACCGAAGTAGAAACTTTAGTAGGAAGTTCTTGGTCGCAAGAAACACAACATGAAGAAATAGCTGTTCCTCAGCTAAACATACCAAAACTTAAAACTGAATTAGGTCTTACATAAATGGAATATTTTATTGCACAATATGGTAGTAAATTATGCTGTGTAATAGCATCAATACTTGGTGCATTATTTAATTATAATAAAAAGAAACTAAAAGGTAAAACACCTAAAGGTGGACATATACATTGGTTAATAGAAAGAAAAAGAGCTAGACAAGAATTAGGATTTACTTTAATATTAGCTGTTGTAACTGCTGAGTTTTTTATACCACCGATACTACACATATTTAATTTAGGTATGCTAGCAGGACCAGCAATAGCATTCTTTATAGGATATAGTGGAATGAGACTTCTTCCTGCTATAGAAAGTAAAATACATAATATTCTAGAGAAAGGATGGAAATGACACCACACGAAGAAATGAAAGCACATGAGAAGTTATGTGCAGAAAGATATAGTACAATTCATAAAAGATTAGATCGAATTGAATCTGCATTAAATAAACTTATATGGGGTGTTATTTATGGATTTGGTGGTATTGTAGTTGCAACATTAGTTCATGCAATAACTATGTCTAATATATGATAAGTATATTACAACATTTAATTCCGATTGGTTTAGGTTTTATTGCTAAACTAACAGCAATTAAATCAGAGCAAGCTCATCAACAACATCAAATGATGTTACAGGCTTTAGCAGCAAAAGAGGGAGCAATACAAAAAGCAAGGGAGCATGCAAGTACAGAAGGTAAGATGGCTGCTTGGAATAGACGAATACTAATGTTTGCTATTCTTTCGTTAGTAGCTGTATATCCTTTAGCAGGAGTATTAGGTATAGACACAGTAGTTAAAATTGTAGAAGAACCCACTAGTTTTCTTTTTGGTATCTTTGAAATTGGAGGAGAAACTAAGTTTGAAACAATTAAAGGACTATACAAGTTTGATGAAATATTTACATGGGCAACTATGATAGTAGAGTTTTATTTTGGTGGACAGTTAGCAAAAGGAAAATAAATGAAATCATTTATAAGTCTTTTAGCTTTTTTAACAGTTATGCCAATAACACCTACAGTACTATTTATAATAACGTTGTGGAGTAGTGTTTAATGCCTTACATGAGTAAAGGAAAACGAGACTATAAAAAAGAACTTAATTGGGAAAAGAAAAAGAAACCTAAAAGAGTTAAAGAGAGAGCTTCTCGTAATGCTGCACGAACTAAACTTGGTCTTAAAAAAGGTGATAAACGCCATGCAGCACATAAGAATGATAATGCAATGGATAATAGAAAAAGTAACCTAAAAAAAGTATCTGCTAAAAGTAATTTAAGTAAAGAAGCAAAAAAGAAAAAACGTAACTTAACTAAAAGGAGAACTTAATATGCCAATGGTAAATGGAAAAAAGTACGCTTATACAGCAAAAGGTAAAATGGCAGCAGAAAAAGCCAAAAAGAAAAAGAAGAAGAAAAAGAAAACAATGAAAATGAGTAAAGGATACTAAAATGAAAAATGAGAAAATGAAACCTCATATGATGTATTCTAAAGCTGGTAGAGGACAAATGGTATTTACAAAGAAAAAACATTTAGAATTAAAAGGAAAAGGGTATACTCATACTAAACCTAAAACAAAGGTAAAAAAGTAATGGCTAAAGATTCTAGATTAGCAAGAGCAGGAGTATCAGGGTTTAATAAACCTAAACGTACTCCTAATCATCCTAAAAAATCACATGTAGTTGTAGCTAAAGAAGGTGATAAAGTTAAAACTATACGATTTGGAGAACAAGGTGCTTCTACTGCAGGTAAACCTAAAGCAGGAGAATCTGCAAGAATGAAAGCAAAACGTAAATCATTTAAAGCTAGACATCGTAGAAATATATCTAAAGGTAAAATGTCAGCTGCATACTGGGCAGATAAAGTAAAATGGTAAAAAAGAAAAGTACAGTAAATAAAGCAGGTAACTATACTAAACCTACAATGCGTAAAAATCTGTTTAATAGGATTAAAGCAGGTAGTAAAGGAGGAAAGCCTGGACAATGGTCAGCACGTAAAGCACAAATGTTAGCTAAACAATATAAAGCTAAAGGTGGTGGTTATCGTGGCTAAAGCTAAATCTCAGAAAAGTTTATCTAAATGGACTAAACAAAAGTGGAGAACTTCTGATGGTAAACCTAGTAAAGGTAAAAAAAGATACCTTCCTGATGCTGCTTGGAATGCTTTAAGCCCTGCAGAAAAAAGAGCAACTAATGCTGCTAAACGTAAAGGTAATAAAAAAGGTAAACAACATGTAGCACAACCTAAAAAAGTAGCTAAAAAAGTAAGAAAGTATCGTACATAATAATAGGACAGACTAATGACATATTTAGAAATAGTTAATAGTGTATTAAGAAGACTAAGGGAAGAACAAGTTTCTACTTTAGCTGAAAATGAGTACTCTAAATTAATTGCAGATTTTGTAAATGTTTCAAAACAAGAAATAGAACATGCTTGGGATTGGAGAGTACTTAGAAATACATTAACTGTCAGAACAGTAGATGGAATTTTTAACTGGATTTTAGAAGACTCTACAACAAGATTTAGAGTTTTAGATGTATATAATGCAACTACTAAAAACTTTATGTACTTACGTCCTAATGAGTGGATGGATGAAAGGTTTGCTTTTGTTGAGTCTCCAGCTAAAGGATCTCCAGCTTACTATGCTTTTAACGGTGTTACATCAGATGAAGATAGTCAAGTAGATGTTTATCCTGTTCCTGATGGAGAATATATACTTAGATTTAATATTGTACAACCTCAAAAAGATTTAGTACTAGCTACAGATACTCCTTTAGTTCCTGCACAATTAGTTATAGAAGCTACACTTGCAAAAGCTATTAGTGAAAGAGGAGAAGACGGAGGTAGTCCAGATCAAGAAATCAGATACAGAAATCTTTTATCAGATTATATTGCAATAGAAGCAGGACAAAAACCTTATGAAACTATTTGGAAAGCAGTTTAATGGCAGCACCTTTACAATCAGTTAGTTTACTATCTCCAGGATTTTTAGGTTTAAATACTCAAGATGCTAGAGTAGGTTTAGATAGTGGTTATGCTACTAGAGCTAATAATTGTATTATTGATCAGTATGGTAGATTAGGATCTAGACAAGGATATTCTTTATTAACAACAGATAGAGGAACATTAACTGCAGATACTTACATTGAATCTTTGTTTGAATTTACAGATAACACAGGAAGTACAGAAATATTATCAGCAGGAGATGGAAAGTTATTTAATGGTACTACTACATTAGTTCCTCAAAGTGTAAAAGCTGCTGATCAAACTACAGATGTATCAGTAACATTTACTGGTAACAGATGGCAGTTTTGTTCATTACCTAAAGGATCTGGAGCATCTGCCGTTACTTATGCATTTGCTGCACAAAATGGTAATGAGTTATTAGTTAGAAGAAGAATTAGTGATACCGGTGCTTATATATTTCAAAAGGTAGGTACTTCAGGACATGGTACAGCTCCTACTGGAATTAGTTCTTTTGATCCAGATTGTGCTATATCTGCTTATGGTAGAATATGGACTGCAGGTGTTTCAGTTAATAAACATACTTTATTTTTTAGTGATTTATTAGATCCAACTAATTTTACTACAGGTAGTGCAGGTGTATTAGACATAAGTTCAGTAGTAGGTAATAAAGATGAAATTGTAGGGTTAGCTAATCATAATGGATTTTTAGTAATATTTTGTAAACATAATATTGTAATATATCAAAATGCTGGAGATCCTCCTAATATTTCATTAGTAGATACTATAGTAGGTGTTGGTTGTGTTTCTAGAGACTCTATTCAAGCTACTGGTACTGATTTAATTTTCTTATCACAGTCTGGTATTAGATCTTTACGAAGAACAGTACAAGAAAAATCTTTGCCTATGAGAGAACTATCTTTAAATATTAGAGATGACGTAGTTGATTACTTAGCACTAGAACCAAATTTAAATAATATAAAAGCAGCTTATTTTGAACGAGAGGCTTTTTATATTTTAACATTACCTTCATCTAAAATTATGATTTATGTAGATTTAAGGACAGAGCTTCCTAATGGAAGTGCTAGAATTACTACTTGGAGTATAGATAATGGTGATGTATTTAAAACATATTTATCTACAGCAAATAGAAAATTATATGTTGGAGTTCCTAATGGTATAGGAGAATACACAGGATATAAGGATAATAACCAAAGTTATGAACTTGCTTATAAATCTCCATTTTCTGATGTTGGTGGAGGAGTAGTCAAAAAGTTTTTAAAAAAAGCTAAGTTACTAGTAATAGGTTCTGGAGAACAAGACTTTGTATTTGGTTATGGTTATGACTATACTTTAAATCCTAGAACTATTGTATTAGCTAGAGATTTAGGTGACGGAGACTATACAAAATTTGGAACTTCTACTGCTTTATATGCAGTTAGTAAATACTCTTCAGTAGGTATTGGAGTACAAGAAATTAAAGTTCCTTTAGGAGGATCTGGAGAAACGTTTGCATTTACAATTAATGCTACGATTGATGATGATGCAGTAAGTGTACAAAAAATAGATTTATTTTTAAAAACAGGGAAAAATTCATAATGACTGATTATACAAAAACAACAAACTTTTTAGCAAAGGACTCATTACCTGACTCTGATACTAATAAGATTATTAGAGGATCTGAATTTGATACTGAATTTAATAATTTAGTTACAGCAGTAGCAACAAAAGCAAATACAGCTTCTCCTACATTAACAGGAACACCAGCTGCACCTACTGCAGCAGCATCTACTAATTCTACTCAAGTAGCTACAACAGCATATGTAACTACCGCAGTAGCAAATGCTATACCAGCAGGTACAATTGTATTATGGTCTGGGGCTACTTCTGCTATACCAACAGGTTGGCTAATCTGTGATGGTACTAGTAGTACTCCTGATTTAAGAAATAGATTTGTAGTAGGTGCTGGGTCTACATATTCAGTAGATGCAACAGGAGGTAGTGCTGATGCAGTTATACCAACTCACAATCACACAGCTACCTCTACTGTAACTGATCCAGGGCACTTCCATTTAGAAGGATCAACAGTTCAATATGGTGTTACAACATCAACTTCTAGAGGTAATAGAAGTGGAGACACTGAAGCAAGTGGTAAAAGTTTTAATACTGAATCAGCAACTACAGGTATTACTGTAGCAACTACAACAGCTAATACTGGTGTATCAGCTACTAATGCTAATTTACCCCCATACTATGCATTAGCATACATAATGAAATCTTAAGGAGAATAAAGTGTTAGGCAAATTATTTGGAGCAATTACAGGATCTACTAAAGCAGCTAAAAAAGCAGCAGCAGAATCAAGAGCTGCAGCTGACTTAGCTAGATTTAAACCTTTTGATATAGAAGGGTCTGTTTTTGGTGATGTTGAGTTTGGTGATGATACAGCAAAATATGCATTATCTCCAGAATTAACTAAAATTAGAGATCGTTTTTTTGAGGGAGCTGATTATTTTGGTGATGCTACTGAAACAGCTTCTTTAGATGCTTCTAAACTTAGAGACTATGGTAGGGGTTTATTTGATTCTGCTACAAGTAGAGATACAGATGAGTTAGCAGGAGACTACTATAGAAGAGCTCTTGGTATATTAGAACCTTCTCGTATTGCTGAACAAACAGGTTTAGCTAATAATTTATTTAATACAGGAAGAGAAGGTTTAGCTATAACAACAGGAGCTGGAGGTTATGTTAATCCAGATCGTATGGCTTATTTAACTGCTAAAGATAGGCAAGATGAAAGAATTGCTTTTGAATCTATGAATCGAGCACGTAATGAAAATATACAAGATATAAATCGTGCTGTAGGTTTATTTCCAGTAGCTAATGCTATTCAATCAGATCCTTATAATTATATGAATCAAATGTTTGGATATGGATCTGGAGTTGAATTACAAGGTCAGCAACCTATGATGTTAGGTATGTCATTTGGACAAGCAGCTCAACCAGGTAGAATGGCTCAAGCACAAGGTTACTCAAATGCAGCTCAAATACCATTTAATGCTTCATTAGCTAATGCAGCTATGGGAATGAATTTTTTAACTCAAGGTTTTAAATCAGGTATGGGTGATGGAGGATTTTTTAGTAATCTATTAGGAGGATCTACTCCAGGATATAGTGGACCTTCTTATGCAACTGGTGGATATGTCGTTTAATATAAAGGAATAATTATGGCACTTACAGTAGAAAAAATATTTAATTTAGATGAACGAATACAAGCTCGTGAACTTATAAATCAAAAAAGAAACCTAGGTCTTGGAGCATTAGCACCTAAAGGCTATGGTGCTCTTGTTGCTGCTACTGGTGGTCTTACAGATGCTACTGTAGGTCCAGGTGGAGTATTTGGTTCTGAAGATCCTCTTTTAAAAGAAAAAGCTGCTCTTGAAAAAGCAATGACAGATACTCAAAGTATGTTAACTCCAGAAGAAATGGCAGACCCTACTAAATTATATACTGCTTTAATGCAAAATGCTGGTAAATCAGGTGTATCTGCTAGAGGTATGTTAGGTCTTCAAGAATTAATGAATCAACAAGTAACAGCTAGAAAAGCTGTTGAAACTACTAGTTCTGCTAAAGATCTTGCAAATGAAATAGCATTATTAAAAATTCGACAAGGAGAGGATAAAATAGCAGATCAAATAAAGACTAAGACAAATTCAGACTTTGAAAAACTTTTTAAAACTGATTTAGCTCCTGGTAGTCAAAGATTACAAAGAATAATGAATAGTCTAGGGCTTGCTGACTTAGACCGAGATAAAAGAACTATGTTAGAAGAAGAAATTAAAACTGAACTATTAGAAACATATAGAAAAGAAGGTAATAAGATGTCTATGGTAGAACTTCTAGATCCAGTTACTAAAGCAGTTGTTGGTAAATATGATATTGATATGAATTTTATTATGGATGATGAAATAACATTAAAAAATACTGAACAAAAAAGTTCAGATTTAGATACTAAATTTAGTGATATTTTATCAGAGTTTGAAAAATCTAAAACAAAGAAATGAGTAAAGTAAATCAATTAAAAGAAGTTTTCATAGAGTCTTATGAAAGCGGTAATGTAGAGCTTGCTGAAAAAACCGCTAATTTAATTAAAGAATATGAAAGTCTTCCTCCTACTCCTACAGATCCTGATGAAGCAGGTATTGAAAACATACCATATGTTGGACCTGCTGCTAGGGTTCTTGCTCAGCCATTCTATGAAGGAATGATGACTGTAAATCTTGTAGCTAATGCTCCTGAATTTTTAGGTGGTATAGTTAACAATACTTATAATACATATGACCTTCTTACTAATCCTGATGAAAAAGAAAATTTACAAAAACTTGCTAGTAAAGAACTAGATAATACCTATGCTAAAATAAATGCACTACAAAAAGCTAATAAAGAAGTTCCTGATGTTCTTAAACAAGAGTTTATAGATGTAAAAAATTTAAAAGATAAGGGTATGACTTGGGAAGTAGCCTCTAGAATTGCAAAAATGAAATCAGATAAAACTGCTGAAGAGTATCTTGAAAAAGGAGTTTTAGGAGATAAATTTATTAAATATGTTTTAGATGCTAATCTTCCAGAAAGTGCTGATCAAAAAGAAGTTTTAAATGTTATTAAAAATTTAGAAGATACTATTGAAAAAAGTAATATTATACCTTCTGAAGAAACTATTATGAATGAAACTATTTTAGGTAACTTTGTAAAAGGTTTTGGATTTCTTATAAATAAAGGAGCACAAGGACTTGAATTACTTGGAGTACCTAAAGAAAATGCACAAACAATAGCTGAAGCAGCTTCTTTAGCTGTAGGACCTAAGTTTGCTAAGACAGTTAAAGGTACTAAAAGTAGAATTGGATATACAGATGCAGTAAAACTTGTATATGGAGATATGTTAGGTGGTGTTATAACTAAATCAGATAAACTAAAAGCACAAGATACTATATCTAAACTAGAAAGAGAGTTAGAAAAAGCTAAGGAGGAACCTGTACAAGTTGGTAAAAATTATCAAAAAGTTCAAGATTTAGAAATTTTAGTAAAACAAGCAAGAGAAACGTTTAATGCAAATGAGTACAATATATTTAGAGGAGCTCGTACAGCATTTAAACCGGATTTTAAAGAGTTTACTTTAAAAGATTTAGCTGAATTTCAAACAGATGGTGTAGGTAGTATCTTATCTCCTACAGGTAAAATTAAAACAGAGTCTAGAAAATTAGAAAATATTAAAGAAGATTTTACTAAATTTGAAGAACTTACTCATTATGTAGCAAACTTAGCAAGAAAAGTAGATCAAACTACTGGATTAGACATGGCTGTAAGAATGCAAAACATGTTTGGTAAAAAGAATGGTTTTGACAAACAACGTACAATGAATCAAAAAACTATTAAAGAATATAATGATGTAGTTGATTTTATGGAAGGTACTAAAAATATAGCATTAAACAAAGAACAATTACAATTAAAAAGTACTCTTGAAGCTGTTATGAAAGAAGATAGAGTCCTTACTAAACTTCTTCAAAAATATGATTTAATATCTAAAGATATACCTGTACAACAAGTATTTTTTCCAAGAAGATTTGTTGACAACAAACCTACTATAGCTCAAAATGTTTTTGGAGATAGATTTAAAATTAATTTAGGAGATAGAGGTCCTAGAGAAGTTGTTGCTACATCAGATAGAAAATACTTTGCTTTAGAAAATGGTGGTAAAACTGTATATATTACTTTAGCTGAGGGTGTACAAAAAGGTGTAATAAATCCTAAAACAGGTAAAGAAGGTTTTCCAATGGTTATTGTAAATGGACGTTCTATAAAAGGAAATAAATATACAGCTAGACCAGCTGTAGATACTACTCCTCAAGCATTACTAGCACATTTTTTAACAAGAGCTACAAAAGATTTTAATGATGGTGCAGGATTAAAAAGAAATGGTGAAGTTATTCCAGCTAATTCTATTCCAGTTCAATTAAGGAATAAACTTAAAATTAGAGGAGACCTTAAAGTACGTGAGGTTAAGAGAGCTGAGTTTGAAAATATATATACGAGAGAAGTTATTAAAGATCCTTTAACTGCTCTTGTACAATCTGTAAATGAAAAAAGACAATTAGCTAGAGAACTTATATTTGCTGAAAATGTTGCTAAAAGTGCTTTTGGTAAAAGAAATATGGCAATAGCTGCAGCTGTAGAAAAAGGTATAAGTGCAGCATACGATCCGTTAAAACCTACTAAAAATGTTGCAAAGACTTCTGCAGAGTATCGTGCTAATGATAATAGAGATGTAAGTACTAAACAATTAACAAAAGAAATTAATATTGATTTAACAGATGCAGGATTAGGTAAGTTAAAAGGTATGAAGTTTTCTAAAAGAGTTGCAGGTGTCTTAGAAGATGCTTTTAGACCTTATCAAAAAACAATGGCAAGTAAAGTATCTGATGCTATAGTTAAAAATATGATGCTTAACCCTATTCCTCACATGCACAACGAGCTTATTCACTTTTACTCTACAAAAGGTTTACTGGGTACCTGGAATCCTAAACAACTTAAAGCATATTCTAAAGATCAAGCTTGGGCAATGGATGCTGTTCTTAATCGTACTCCTGAATACGTACAATTACTTAGAGATGGTAGATCTCAAATGAGTGTTAATGTAATTAATTCTAGAGGTTTAGATAAAATACTACAACAATCTACTGAAAAATTATTAGGTGATAAAACTACTCGTAAATGGTATGATAAATTTACAAAAGCTGCTTATAAAGGTTCAGAAGGTTATGCTGCTATATCTAACTTTGCACAATACTCAATGTGGACTACTAGAGATATAATGTATATGGCTTTAGTAAAACAAAAAATGAGAACAAATAAAGTAGATATGGATACTGCTGCTAGATTAGTAGAACTACATATGCCTACTTATAGACTACCTGTAACAGTAGGTCCTGAAGCTTTAATGGGTTATAGAGTTACTAGAAAGGTTTCTCAATTTTTAGCTAATCCTTCATTAGTAATTTTTGCTCGTTATAAACATGGTATGCTATCTTCTGGATTAAATACATTTAAAGATATGACAGCTGGATTAGATCCAGTACTATCTAAATTAGGTAAGCCTGGACAAGTAACTAAAAATATTTTAGGATACGAAAACATTAGTTTAGGTAGAACTAAAGGAAAACAATTTGTAGATGGTTTAGATTCTGGTATGGCATTAGCTAGTGCATGGTTTATATTTTACCCATTACTTGATGCTTTATATGAAGAAATATTTGATGGTGATGAAGTAAAAGCTAGACGAGCAGGTATTTTGCATATTTTAGAAACAGCTGCTGGAGTATCTTCACAACAAAAAGATATACATCAAATGAGACAAGTACTATTAACTATTAATCCTGCTTTCTTATTAATGTATGAAATGATGATGAATGAAACTATTTATAATGGTCAAGAAATATATAATATAAATGACTTATTAGGATCAGGTTCTAAAAAACAATTTGCTAAAGATATAGGTGATAAATTATTAACAGCTATACCACAAGCAAATACTGTTATAAATGCTCAAGATGATTATGAAGATTTTGATTTAGATAAAGCTATTGGTAGACAAGTTGATGCTAAAATTAAAACAAGAAAACAAACTTTAAGGCAAGCTCAAAGACAAGCTGCACAAGATACTAAAAATTTAAATGAAATTTTAGAAAGAGGTGATTTACCTGCATTAGAAAGTTATTTTGAGGACTACTGGGAAAACAGCGATTATTATAGCTTCTAGTAAGCTCTTTACTACTTAACTGGTACTTTAGTATCAAATATAGTGAAAAGCTTACTATAGCTCTTAAAATAGTGTTATAAAGGATTTCGTTGTTTTTTAGGTTTTTTAGCCTCTCTTTTAGGCTTATCTCGGTTTCCCATGTTTAATTCTCCAAATTGTTTAGCATTAGGTTTACTATTAAAGATTCTTTCCCAGTTTTCATCAAAAGATTTTCTATTAGGAATAGGTCTGGGTGCACTTCCTTTTCCACCATCACCCATTTTTAATAAACCAGGCACATTGTATTCTTAATATAAAAACATCTATTAAAAAATAACCTATATGCCTTCCTTCTACTTGTCCTTCTGTAAGTTCAACACCTACTTGAACTCCACAGATAGGTCCTATTGAGATTGTCATATTTCACAGCTTCCTCCAGTACATGCTAATGTTTGAGCACCTACTGTATTATCATCTATTTCTACAAATTCTGACCAGTCTATACTTTTAGGTGTTTTCTTATATAAAGCTTCATATTCTTTCTTGGTACAATCTTGATATGGAGCTTGTTGATAGGTATGATCTGAATGTGGTAGAAAAGATACACCACTAATTTCATCAAAGTGATCCCATACCCATGCACCTACTTCTACCCATTCTTTATCTTTAACAGATATAGTAACTGAAGGTTTATGTTCACACCAATGACGTTGATATATTAGCCATAATTCTAACTGCTCTAATGCTGTTTTATCGTTTCTTAGAATAGCTCCTTTAGGTGCTTTCATAGGAAAGCTAAAAACTGCAGTTGAATCAGGTCTAAAGGCTTCATCCTCTACTTTTACTCCTTTATTTTTAAGGAAGTCATAAATAGGATCTTTTTTATCCATACGGATAGTTCTTATGTAATAGTCGTTATGACGAGCATGTATACCGCTAGCACTGTCAACAAGCTGAGAGACAGTCCCAGAAGGCTTAACACACGTAATACTTGCTGATCGTGGGATTTCAAGTTCGTCTGAATATTTGTGATTTGTTTTTCTTGCAACATCTCGTAACCTCTCTAACATTTTAGGGTCTGGATTACTTGTTATAGGTGCATCCATAATACCTGTTAATGAAACTCCTAATAATCTTTCTTCTTCTGTATTATCTTTCCATTCATGAGATAGAAACTTAAAGTTTGTTAATGTGGATTGAATTGTACCCAGTATTGTAGCAAGTTTAACCTTTTTAGTGAGGGTAGCTTCGGTATCGTTTTCTCTGACAACCACCTCTGTAAGGTTACAGAATTGTTTATCACGGAGTATAATTTCTGAGCATGGGTTTGTCCCATAGCTAAGAGACTTATCTCGTCTTCCCCACTTATTTGCTTGATTTTGAGCAGCGATACGATTAAACATTCCTCGTTCACCTGACTTAGATTTAACCAAAGAGAGCCATTCTTCCATGAAAGTTTCACTATCGGGGTGCTCGGTGTAGGCAACGCTGTTGTTTGCAAGACCTCTATGTGGATTGTCATTATACCATGCTCCTGTTTTAGCTTCTCTCATACGTTTATCTGTAAGATTAGATAATGAAATAAGAGCTGATCGTCTAACACCACCAACTACAACAATTTCTCCAACCATACACATAATATCATGTACTTGTATTGAATTTAATTTATGTCCTTTAGCTTCTTTAAATATTTCTAATGTAAAATCAAACAATCTTTTAAGAGGTTCAGGACCACTAGCTCTACCACCAAATGTTTTAAGTCTAGCACCTGCTGGTCTAACCTGAGAATAGTCTATTGTAGGTATATCACCTTCCCATAAACTAGACAATAACTTTTTAAATGCTTTAGCCCAACCTAATTTACTATCACCAACAACAATAACATCATCACATTTAATTAACTCTGGAGGTATTGATGGTAACTTGTTAATCTCTTGACGTTCACAACTAAATCCTACACCTGTACCATTCATAAGAATGTATAAAGCTTCTGAAAAGGATCTTTTATTGTTTACAGCTAGATAACTACAATTAAACGCAGCTATATTATCACGTTCACAAGCTTCTCCTGCAGACATAAGTAATCTCATAGATGGCATTACATCTAGATTTAGAACCGCTTGTCTGATTTCTTTATGTTCTTTAAGATTAGGGGCTTTTGTTTTAAGATAAGACATTAGTCTATCTACTGTTTCTGTCCAATTTTCTCTTCTATTTTCTTTTGGTAGATACCTTGCGTATCTTGATAATCCTATCACGTCTTGATAGACGGAGGGTAAATTACTCATAATCGTGCATTTCCTCTATATTTTCGTTTGCAAAATCTTTAAAATAATCAATATTTTCCTCTATTTTATCTCTAAAATGCTCAACAATTTCGTCTGATGTAACATTTAGCATTTCAATAAGAGTAGTTTCTTCGACTCTTTTAAGCTCGTTTAGTATTTCTTCAAAAGTTAGCAATGTATGACCGACCTTTTCAATTAAATGTGGTACTGATATTCGATATCATCCGGTAAATGAATGTATTCTTCCAGTAAACACCGTGATCCTGTTGCTTCAGGATAATGTAATTTCATATGTTGATGGGCTTGAGTACAATTAACAAAATGTCCTATGTATTTCCAATCACTTGGACCTACAGGAGTGAGCATAATACTAATTACCATTACGTAATGAATCATTATTAGTGTCCTTATGTAGTTCTTTTAGTAATTCTAAGTAGTGTATACATTTATTTAGGTCTTGAATACCACCTTTATCTTTCCATCTAACAATATACTTAATAATACATCCTTCTATAAAAGGTATGTTATTTTTATGTATAAACTCTATAGGTTGAATTTCATAATCTTTGTAATGAGACCCACCTATTTGTTTTTTACTAGCTTTATCCATATTATACCATATCCTTTTTAAAAACACATATCATGCTTGGAAATGGAGCTGAATTTTTAGAGTCCCCAAATTTAAGCCTGCCTTTAATAAATCTTATCTCTGCTTTATGGTAAACAAATTCATGAAACCATTTTGTGTCTGTCCTAGACGGAACTAAAAAAACAATTATGTTTGATTTTTTATTTAATTCTTTTTGTGCTTTTTCTAAGAAACCTTTTATGTTTGAATAAGGTGGGTTTACAAATACAGACTTTCCCCAGTCAATACTTAACCCATCAAATTTTGCATTTAAAGGACATGGATCAAATGTAAAATTAAATTCTGAGTTTAATTTATTATACAAATCAATAGGAGTTGACCAATTATCAGTTTTTTTGCTAAATAATATTTTATTCATTATCAATAGTTTCCGGTGCTTTCATAATAGTATATCATACTTTGCATTAAAAGTCAAGCAAATTTTTCTTTTAAGTATTTCATTGATACTGCCATCTCATCAAAGCTACCATCTTTAACATCATGAAGCATATAAATTCCTCTCCAATGCTGGTTAGTTTGATGTGATAGATACTCTTCATCATGTACATAAGCACTACCTGATATAATAGCTGTCATTTCTGTACCATCAGCTCGTCTACCATAAGCTATTTGTCTACCTTGTTGATGACCTGCAAAGCAAGACATATGTTTCTTAGTTAAGAGAGCATTAGCTGAAGTAATCGGTCTACCCATGACACCAGAAGCAAAATAGTGAGAGTAAGCAATGCCGTTGATACTGATAACGTCCAAATAAGGAATAACATCCCAGCCAGCCTCTTCATATTTTAAGTCTCCTAAGTCTACAAGACCTTCTAATTTTCTATCATACTCAACTGCCCTAGTAATTCTATCTTCATGGTTACCTAGTGTAAGCACCATTTTAGGTTTGTAAAGTTTCTTTTTAGATCTTGCTAGTTTTTTATTTAAACGTTTGATAGGTTCAAGTAATGTTTCCATTCCTTTTAATGCAGCACGTATGTCAGCTTTATATGTTCTACCCTCAAATGATTTCTTACCTGTATCATATGAAGAAAGGCTAGGCATATCTGCAAAGTCTCCTATATGTACAATTACATCTGGTTGTTTTTCAGCAGCATATTGTCCTATCCAACGCAAGTAGTCTAGGCTAATGCCTGGCTTTACTTGAGTATCAGGGATTACTAAATGCTTCATTGTAATGTCTCCTTAAGTTTAATATTCATTTCAGCTTCATTCATTTCATCATCAGTAGCTTTAATTATACCTTCTCTCATTAAAGCTTTAACTGCATAGTTTATTAGAAATTCATTTTCATTTTTATCAACTTTAAAATCAAAGTCAACACTACCATCTTCATTCTCTACTAAGTTTTTTATAATCATTTATCCAATCCTTTCTAAAGTCTAGCCACATGAACCCTTCTTTCTCAGCCCATTGCCAGTATGTTGTTTTACTACGTTTGGTTATCTTGTTGTCTGGATTCATAAACAAGAATATTATGGTGACTTCAGGATTACATTCTTTAAACCAAACCATCTTTTGTCTAGTAGCTAAATCAAGTTTACCTTTAGCTTCTATGTAGACATTCTTTGCCATTTTAAAATCAGGATTATATTTCCTATGTTTAATAGGTTGAATATAATTGATTACATCTGGCTCATATTTAACTGACGGAAAATTCGTCTTGAGGATCTTCCATGCTTTCTCCTCCAGTTTGCTTTTGAAATTCATTAAATCTATCCTTCCAGTTATCTTCTAAGTATCGTTTCATCCATAAGCATGATGCATTACGAATAAATCTGTTATCGTCATTATATAAATCTTGCACAATAATAAACATTTCTTCAGGTGTTTCACAACCTGATAACATTTGTTTAGATTTTTTATCACCTAAACCTTTAATACCTACAACATTATCTGAAGAATCTCCTTTTATGCATTGTTCAAAGAATAGACGAAGACCTTCTAATTCTGTTTGTTCTACAAATTTATCAGGTCTTGTCCAGTTCTTACCACTAATTTCCCATGAGAAATGTTTGCCAGGAACTTGTAATAAATCTTTATCAAGAGTACAAATGATTGTATCTTCAGTTTGATTTATTGACATTTCATCATCAGCCTCCAACCCTTCTCTAGCTGTTTCAGCTCCCATCTTTTCTAGTGCATAATCTTTAAGAGCTTGAAGATGCTTAGGCTTAGGTGCTGTCCTATTAGCTTTGTAAGTAGGTAATACATCTTTACGAAAGTTAGTAGGACTTGAAAGAAAAGCTCGGTATTCTGTTGCTTTTGTTTTTTCAATAATACTATCTAACAATTGCTCTGCTCTATAGATAGCAATACCTAAGTCATCATTCTCAGCACTTGCAGCACTTCGAAAACACACTAGATCATGGTCAATTAGTGCTTTCATTAGATTAGTATATCGTCTGGTAAGTCATCAATAGATGTCGTTACTTCAGATCCCAATACATAACCTTCATACAGCTTTGCTAGACTGATTACGTCATTAGCTGTAGCTTTACTACCATCAACTGCAAAGGTAGCTACTGCATTAGAAAGAGACGATTGACGTACAATCATTACTTGCCTAGCGGCTCTTTCATCTTTAGTTTCATAATTACTACCTGTAACCCTTGTTGTGTTAGCAGGTTTGACTGAACTGCCTGACGTTGCTTGGGTATCTAGTTCACCATCAGCAAGTATCTTTGTCCATTGCCAGTAACCATTATCATCTTTCTTAGTAGCCACGTTAACGCTGTCTCCTTTAGTCCAAGACTGAGCTGCTTTAAAAACATCTGGTGCACTGAACGACATTAGCTTCTTTGATTGAGCTTGACCTTGTTCATTTTTGTAAGTTATTTCAATAGACTGATATTGCCTACCATTCTTTGCAGAATGTGTATTTAAACTACCTACATCAATTACATTAATTTGCATTTATAATCTCCATGTTACCCCATGATGGTCCAATTTGACATTCAACTCTCATGGGAAGGTTGAATTTTTCTCCGAATAACTTCTCAAAGTTTTCAGGTACGTCATTAAAACATTTGTCTACTACTTTGACTATACTATTATTATCCCATACTTTTTCATCAAAGTCAAGCATTATTGAATCATGTACTGTATTAATTAATTCAACACCTGGTTTGTTTTTAAGTCTGTTTCTTAATGATACTCTAGCAATTGTCATTAAGTCAGCACCTAATCCTTGAACAGGATAGTTTAGTATTCGTGTTCGAGGATACTTTACATTACCTTGACTATTTATTTCAGGCTTGTAATCATATCTTCGTCCTGTAGGCATAACTAAATATTGATCTCGTTTTGCACGAAAGAATATTTCATCATGCCACTTTTTTAATCCGTTGTACTTTACATAAAATTCATCAATTACATTCTGCCAAAAAGATTCATTACCTATATCTTTGAAGTTGTGGTCGTTTGCGTATGAGTACGCACTCCCACCATAGATTAATCTAAATACAAAAGTCTTAGCTGTCAATCTATCTGGTAATCCAAATCTTTTTTGATTATCAGAATGTTGGTCTACTTCATTTAGTATCTCTTTGATAGCTGTGCTATCTTGAGATAAGTAAGTAGCTCCAACCCATTCTAATTGTTTTGCATCTGCATTAAGTAACATATTATAATCCTGAATTAGCTTCGACTAATCTCTTATGATAGTTGTTAATAATTGATTGTGATAGTTCTGTTCTAGCCTCATTACTTAGTAATCCTAAAGCTACTGTAGGTCCTTCAGTTAATACTAAGTGGCTAAATTCTAAACTAACAAAATGTTTATGTGCTTCTTCTTGTGCTTCTTTTTCTTCATCTTCTTCTTGAACAAGATAATCAGTTTTCATTTAGTTCTCCTGTAAAGGTGGAATGTCTATAAATGGTACTGCATCTATTTCTGGTAGTGGTGCTTCATCAGCAATAAGATGATCCCAAGAATATATAGCACTATTTGAGTCACTATATATTGATAAAGCAAAACCTAAACCTAATACTAATGCTACTACATAATATACTGGGGCGTTTGTCATACTGTCTCCTTAAATTTACTAGTGAATAAAGTTTTTATTTCTCCATCAAAGTTCTGTAAGTTAGGTTTACTACTACTTAACCTACCTGTTTTTGCTACACATTGATTTAATTGTCCATGTATTTTTCCTTTAGTCCAGTTCATCTGGTCTGTTAGTTTTGTCAATCCATAATAATATGTTGACATTCGTTTTTCTAAAGTAGCTCTAGTAAGTAATATGTTTAGAATTTCTTGAGCTTCTTTAGTTCCTTTAAGACTTTTGAGAGTCTTTTCGTCAGTTGAGTACAGACCTTCTTTAGATAACTCTGTACCTGGAATAGGTGGCACACGTCTTTCCATTGGAATTGTGTAATCTTCCCATTTAAATTTTGGCTGGTCTTTTTTAGGACCTGTCTTATACGTTCCAGCAGGTATCTGACGCCTAGATTTAATTGCTCCACCATAAAGGAAAGCACTAAGATGATCCACACTATTGGGATTAAAATCATCGTACTTGTGATAATTGTGTAGTCTATTATTAAGCTTACTAATTTGTTCTTCGAGTTCGTGTCCAAGTGTATTACTCCAGTCATATTCAAAGTTAAGTCCGTTGTATTCCATTTCTTGTAGAACCATTAGGTCTTGATTATGTAATGATACTAAACGTTTTAGTTCTGGACGTTTGTTAAGTTCTTCCATTTGTTTGTACATAATCTTTTCAGTAAGTTCTACATCTTGTATTAAGTACTCTTCCAAGATTTCCTTTGGAATCTTGTCAGTATCTATATTGTTTTTCCAATAGTTTTCTTTTACTTCATCTAGTTTAGTTCCAAGTTCATAGTACTCTGCTACTCTATTCAAAGAAGGATATGGATTAGCTTGATTGTCAAGTATGAATTGTACTAATTGACAATCCCATATTCTTTTATCTTTGAATACTATACCATATCTTTGTAACCAATGCAAGTCAAATTTAATGTTAAACCCTACAAGCACATCTGCATCATTCACAGCGATTTGAATGTCTTCTAGCAATTCCTTGTAGGGGTCAACGGAGTATTCAATATCATATACTTTTTTACCAGACAAACCAACATACATAAGTTTATTAGTCTGGTCAAATGCATTACCTTTATTACTAATAGTTGTTTCTACATCTAGTGTTAAGTATTTCATTGGTCTATATACCTCGCTGTTTCTGGTTTAATAATTACAGATTGATTACCATGTCGTAAATCTGGTAATGAATCTGAGTCTCCTAGTAATTTGTTTTTACTTATATTTAAGAATCTCATATGACTTGTGTTGTCTTGTTCTTTACCAATACCAAGTATCCAATCAGCTTCACCTTGTTTAGCAGTCTTGCTGCTATCAACATCATCCATTGTTAACCACAGTTTATTTTCTGCAGTACCTCCAGCTTGTGATACTGCAATTACTGGAGCATATGTTTTAGCTAACTCTCTAGCCCACTGATACAATTGTTTTAGTTGCAAGTCATGTCTGTCTGACTTGAATCCTTTTATCTTATCCATTTGGTCAAAGATAATTAAAGATGGATTAGATTCTTTTAGTATCTGTTCTATTCTACCAGTACTAGATGAATCTTCAAAGTCATATATTTTTATTCTGTTGCCTGTCATGTCTTTGTACTTGGTACTATTATCTTCTATACTATCAAATAATTCTTTACTTGTCAAGTTTAGTGCTGCTTGATAACAACGAATAGCAACTTTTTTACCTTGCTCTTCATTGTTAAACCATATGATATCACCATCTGTATGTTGAACCATATGAGTTATTTCTGAAGCTAAGAACGTAGTCTTACCTGTCTCTGGTCTAGCAAAGATGAAACCAAAGTCACCTTTACGTAGTGAACCTAGAGACTTGTTAAGCCAGTTCAGTCTCCATCTTAATCCTGGTGTACCTATCTGAGCTTTGTGTAAGTCAGCTAGTTCCATGTTGACTGGATCAGGCTGGTCTACTTCTACTTCTTGATGTTCAAAGTTAGAAAACTTTTCCATAAGTTCTTTAACATCAGCACTACCCTCTTCTACATCTAAAGCAAGTTTAGCTATGTCACCAGCAAGGGATCTCCTTCTATGCTCTTCAAGAAGATTTGTAATGCTGTCTACATTTTCTATTTCTTCTGTTAAGATTCTATCAAGTAAATCTGATAGTTCAGATCTTTCAGAATCTTGTAATAAATAATTAGTATTATATTCTATTAGTAGTTCTAGTTTAGTAATAGTATCTTTATCATGTTTATTATAATAACTATCAACTACTAAAAATAATTTATATATATTAGTATAATTATTTTTAATATAATTTATATTAACATACTTATAATATTTTGTCCAGTACTTTTTGTCTAAACAAAATAGATTTAATATTAACTCTTCAACCATGTATTAATCTCCGTTTCATTATACTCTTTAGGGTCTAGTGGTGTAATGATAGCTTTACTAGTTATCCCTAAACTTCTTAGTCTGTTCTTAATTTGAACAGCATGTCTCGCTTTATCTCTGTCTAACCACACATAGATTTTTGAATATCTATCTGCTAGGTTAGACTCTATCTTTTTAGATAGATTACTACCTAACAAAGGTAATGCAGAATAATCTTTAGTTCTAGCTATTTTGATAGCTGACAAAACATCTTCTACTAAAATTATTGTATCACCTTTTCCATATATTGTCAAGGGTTTAACACCATTACTTTTGTATTTCTGACTACCAAATCCAAAGTTTCTACCTTGCCAATAGTCTTTAGTTTGAATTAGTACAAGTACTTTAGATGGATTACTCCATTTGATTTTGTACTTGTCTATTTCATTTTGAGTTATGTTGTATTTCAATAACCATTGCATAGCTTCTTGAGGTATATCAGTAGTCGTAGTAATGCCTTGCAATTCATTGAGAATTACAGGTCTATTAATACGTGCTCGTAGACTATTAGTGTCTGTCTTCTTAACATAATAACCACAACCAAAGCAATATTGATGGTCATCATAGTCTCCTAAATTATCTTTACTACCACACTTGGGGCATGGTAGATGACCTAAAAATAAACTCATGATTATCCTTATTTACTTTTACAAAAACCTATGGTATAATAATTAGATAGAGTAAAAAATTATTCTACTGATTAACATAACAAAGGAACTATAATATGTGGACTACACCTCAAGCTACTGAAATGCGTTTTGGTTTTGAAGTTACTATGTACGTAATGAACAAGTAACTAACCACCTGAAAATTGATTAGGAGAAGGTTCTGATTCATCATCAGCATGTTTCAGATCTTCTCTTTCAATTGAAGCAAACTCTTCTTCTACTTCAATATAACAATCATTACACATATCAATAAATTCTCCAGTTGTACTATCTTTTCTAGTAGCTTCAAAATCAGATAAAGATTTATTACACGCTATACATCTCATCTTTACTTCTCCATTCGTAATATTTTTTATTAGTATTTAATTTTACTTGGGGTGATTTCATTATCCAAGGGTTCGGGTAAATATAGGCATAGATTCCTTTTTCTATTTCTTCTAAATTATAACCCGCTCCCATTTCAATGTTGTTAGCAAATCTTAAGTCACTTTTAGTTGGTTCATAAAGCTCTCCTTTAATTTTATAGTCAGAGTTTTTGTCTTTCCATACTAATGGAAATGAAACTCCCGACATAGAATACCCAGGTTTAGTAATATGCTCTCCTAAAAATTTACTGTTAGTTAGTATACTATTTAAACCAAAGCCTTTTTTTAATGTACCATATACAAATAATTTCAAATTAAAAATCCTCGCAATTACGCACTCACTGCCTAAAGGCATTCGTGCTTATTCCTCGTTTAAATAAATACTATAACATATTATAAATTAAAAGTCAAAGGATTTATTCCAACTATATGTTTCAGCATCTTCCCACTTATCTATTACAGATACTGGTACGTTTTCTAAAACAAACGGAGTGTTATAATCACCATCAACTATAGTAGCTTTTTTACCTTTGATTTGTTCTACTTCAAACCATTCACCTTTCTTAACAACATGAGACTTATCACCTTTACCATGTACATACTGTTCAGTACATACAATCCAATCACCTTCTCTATGTTTACAATCGGAAGAGCTGACTGGTGAAGGAAGCGTATTTCGATTGAACTTATTGTATTTATCCCAGTTGTAATATTTACTCATAACTGGTTCAGGTTTCTTGTAACTGTTGTTACTGTACCATACACCATTGTTCCAATGACCTTTCTCTTCATTCATGATACGATAGTTACCATGTCTGTCAAGAAAGACTAGCTTACTATAACCAATTACATTCTCAATAAGCTCAACCATTGGATCTTCAAACAATCCTATGTTACCATGTTTGGCAACAATCTTTTTAAGTATACTGTTATTGAATGCAATGGTATCTGATTCTTTGTCATCACCATAGCCGCTGATAATACCGTTGTGTATAAAGCCTAGACCTGCGTTGACAAGAAAAGGATGGCAGTTTGTTTTGTCAATCTTACCATGTGTTTTGATACGGAAGTGTAGTAACACTTGCTTATCTTCGTGTGGCTTGTATGCTTTGTAAAACTCTTTGAAAGTAAAGTAACCTTTCTGAACATGTAACTCTTTATCTTCTGCAAACATAAAGCCTGCACCATCTGGATTAGCATCATAACATCTTTGAAGAGATGTCTTGCTAATCTTTTTGTTTTCTGATTTCATTATTGCTATGCACATATTGTTGACTCCTTGATTAAGTTTTGTAAATCTTTGAACTCTTCTTTAGTGTTGTTTAACCATGATACAAAAGATTCAAAGTGTGTTTGCTGTTTATAAGGCACAGCGTGTATGGCAGGCTTACAATAATCTACCATCGCCTTGACAAATTGCATTCGTATATGAAACTCTTTCTTGTTAGCTGGAGTTGCAAAGATACGAAGCTCAATTGTTTTAGAATTATTTAGATTGACAAAGTTATATCTATTACAATACTCACCTCGTTTTGCCATACGAAATGGTTTCTTAATAGTATAATCTGGATCACCATTTTGATAGTTAGTAGTACCTCTACCAGCAATCAGTTTAATAAATGATTTGTTATCGGCACGATTCATAAACTCTACAAATTTACCGGCACCCATTGTACTGAATGCAGTACGACTTATGTGTACATGCATACCACATGATTTGTGTGGATGTATATACTCAGGTAGATTAGTTAGAAATGAATCGTAATGATGTAGATGAGAAAGATAACTAGCTGGTCTTGATACTACTTCAAAACCACTTGAGATAGAACCATCTTCTTTCATCATAGCATGTCCAGCTAGATTGTCACCAACATACAACCTACCTTGTTTACGATTGTCAACTTGAAACTCCATCTCAATACCTAAGTATGGATCGGACTTACGTTTAAGTGTATTTTTATCAAACCCTAATGCATTTTCTACACGCATACTATAATTTTGAACATGATAACTATCTTCTAAACAATTGACACATAAACCATCTCTGGTATCTTGAACTACACATTTTGCACCACACTCTACACAATTTGTAATTTCTACTGTGTCTTTGTTGTAACACACACCATCAATCATAATCTCATCATCAAGTAAATAGTTATGAGAGTCATGACAGTAAGTATATCCATAATCTTTTAAGTCAATACCATAAGAATATTTTAATGCTTTACCTGATATTCTACTTCTATTGAATTGATTATCAGTATTAATTTCTTTTGTAAATGGACATTGAAATAACTCAACACCATAATCAAAATAATCATTAAGGTTTGCAATTAGTTGTTCATCAGTAAACAATTCATTTTGTTTAGGTTTGAAGTGTTCAATTACTTTGTCAAGCATAGTCTGTGTTGCATGACTATGTTCTGCAAAACCTTTGACACGTCTGATAAAATGATTTTTAAATCCTGACTTAAGACGACCATCATTGTATGTCATTTGTATATCATTTAAATGATAATACAAAGCATCAAATAAACATTTACTATCGAACCAACTTTGATTTCTTTCACGAGGTACTAAAAAGTTAGCATATTTACTGATAGCTTGTGTTCTAGTTGTATACATTCTAGAGTCAGACCATACTGCAAGAGCATTTTCTGATTTACCAGCAACTAATCTATAATCAATATACTCTTGAGATATAAGTTTAAACACTGGTATTTCGATGTATGGTTTTGTTGGTCCTACATCTGTATTGTAGACATAAGTTCGTTGACGATGTATACCACGTTTGATATATACGTCATCAGATAACCACAATTTGTTTCCTTCAGTAACTAAACTACTTGGATCGCTGATAGGATACTTCCTACTAAATAGTAAGTGACTAATAGGTTTCATAATGACTTCTCCTTTACATGATTGTATAATTAAAAATTTTACCTTCCATAATTAAATACAAAAAGGGAACTTGTACAATGGTTAGAGCTAGTAAAAGTTTCTCTAAGTTACTCATAATTTATTTCCTTTTGATTTGATTAAGACGATTAATTTGCACCAGTAATTCGTCTTTAGGTAACCTATCTGGTTTAGGTAGCTTGTTATACACATTGAAATATGCATAACAAAATTCTTCGTTAAGTGTTTCTATATTAAGATCTTTCAATTGTATTTGCATAATGTTTGCCCTCTATGAC